AACTTAAATGTAGATAGCACTCATAACAAGTCAGATGAAGAATTGGTTTCTGAGTTAAATGTATTAATGAAGACTATCCCAAGCCTAAAGCCTAAGCCAGAAGTAATTGAGTCTTCAGAGATTACAAAGAAGAAAATTATCTCTAAGACTAAAAAGGATATTGAAAAAAGAACAGTAAACTAAATCAATTAATTATCAAAGAAACTATACTCCAATATTTCTTTTATTAAATTTGGGGGTATAGCCCCTCTCAACATTGCATTTTTAATCCCCTGTGTTCCTGTCTTAGCTCCTCTAGGAGCAGATTCGTGGCAAGACATTCCATTCTTACAACTCTTGGCGACCATTTGCCAAGTAGAATTATTAGACCATATATCTGTGGGTTTCATGTTCGTAAATCCATACTGACAATAAGTTACTGTAGTATAAGGATAAGGAATTAAATCTAGCTTTCTTAACATGGCTCTAGGGTTTTCAATATAAAAGTATTTAGGGTTTATTTCTTCTATAATTTTTACAGTTTTCTTAACCATATCCATAGCCTTGACTGTATTTTCATTCTTAGGAACTCTATTAGGATTCCAATGAGTAGAAAAACTGGCTACACTAAATTTCTGACAAGGTGGACTCGCCCAGATAATGTCTGGTTTATAATCTCCTAGCATAGATACATCAAAATCCATGATATCCATAGTAAAATCAGCATTAAACTGATCTTCAAAGTCTAAAGTTTTAGTTTCATAACCAAACTCTTTAGCTACTTTGCTAAAACTTTTAGTTCCACAAAACAGTTCTAATGTTTTAACTTTACCATTCATATTTGTTATCTCTAAAAAGGCCATGATTTGGTTTGCGTTTTAACTTGCGAATCTTTACTTCGCTATGTTTAAACGAAACTACTTCTGGCAACTTCTCGCTATCAGCAATTACTTTCCTTATTGCATCTTTTTCATCTGTTGCCTGTGTGCAACCACTAAAGACCACTGTGCAACGATACGCATAATAATTCTTTTTCATGTATCACCTATTTTATTAAACTAATTTACTATACTTCCTGACTTGTGTCCTTGCTTAACGCTTTTCTTATTCTCAAAAGGAGATGACTTTTTCTTCCTTTTAAACATCTTTGACTTATTAATCTTGCAAACTTTTGTTGTATATTTTTTCATGTATCACCTATTTTATTAAACTCATTTGTTTTTCTTCCTCGACCTCATTACCCCAACTATCCCAGCCATCTCTAGTTTTTCTAGCAAATAATTCTATTCTTGGTAGGTCTTTGCACATTTTTTCTATCCTTTCCCTTACCTCTTGTGGTTTTTTGCTATGTTTAGTCCTTTCTGCATGAACTAAACCTTTGATATCATTTCTGTCTTTTATTTGGTTTAGCTTTCCTTTTGTTGCTATCAAACAAATTTCAGTAGATTTCAGTACATAAGGAGAAAAATTATAACAGTAAGAGCCACTTGCATATTGTTTCACCCAAGTAAAACCAATAGTTTTATATATAAAACCCCAAGATTCTATGATATTTAATGCTTCCCTTAAATGACTATCAGTTACCCACATAAATAAAATACAATCATCGTTTGTAATATCTTTAACAGGCAAATTAGATATTTCTTTTTCGGTCATAGTGCAATAGTGATTTTTTTGTATATCAATCATATCTCTCCCACTATCTTGATAAGATTTGCTTCCAAAACTCCATGGTGGATCGGCATATATAATGTTATATTTTTTATTAGGAAATGGAATCATGTATCACCTAACTCTTTTTTTCTTCTAGTAAACTCTAATCTAAGTTCTTTAACAAACTCTGGAATATCTCTGGAGTAATCTTGAGCAAAGGTTTTGCCCCAGTTATATAAGTCAGACTTATTAGAGATAGTGTTTAACTCTTTAACAATCTTCTCAAAAGTTCTTTGTGCATACTCTTGTCTTTTCTTTTTAGCATAGATGTTTTGAGCCTTGATGTAGGGATCACCCTTTTCTACAAGAAATAACTTCATAGCATCACTTGAACCCCAGGGGAAATTGCTACTGCTGTTATAATCATCTTCATCTGTATCGTGTTTTTCCAGAACTTTGACTTGTTCTTTAGTAAACATGCCTGTAATTTGGTTTTCTGCCAAAAATTCTCTTTTAGTTTTTTTAAAAATACTCATGAACTCCCCAGTTTTTCTAATGCAGATTGCTCTACATTGGTTAAATAATTTATTAATTCTTTATAGTCTTTCTTTATCTTCATATACACTCCTTTTTTTAATTCCATAATAGCTGACCTTGAGAAATCCGACCAAACGAAAACCCCATTATGACAATGTGGACACTTATCAATACTATCCTTGAAGACTGTGTTTCCTACACCATTACAAAAGAAACAAGTAGTATCAGTAAATAACTCCACAACTCCTGTATGAGCTATCTTCTTAGCAATAAGTTCATCTTCTGTTTTAACAAAAGACTCAGCATGTTTAATTAGATCGTGCCTTGCTGATTCATCTTCTAAATACTTCCCCATAAGAAGATTAAGCTCAACCTCATTAAGGTTGGCATAGGCCAGAATTGTAGATACTTCTTGAGGGGTTATAGAATCATGCGACTTGCCACTCCCAATACTCCCCATATCTAATGACTTTGGTAATAGAATAGTAAGTAAATCTAATCTCATTATCTTCTCCAAACTCGATATTGGAGAGGTTCACCGGCAATCTTCTGTTGCTTAAAAGATAAAGGTATTTTCTTCTCCCATGCTTTATGCCTAACAGCGTCAACCACCCGGTAGTCATCAGTTAGGAAACTCTGTCCAGACTTCATTTTATACAATGTGTCAAAATATTCAGCATACTTGCTTCTGCCCTCATAGGGTATATTGTCTTCTACTTTTATCACTACCTTACTCCTTTTTTTTATTATTAGTTTCTTCTAAATACATCTCTAGCATTTCTTGTTGAGTTCCATATTTTTCTTCCCAGACTCTATTTCCTAAATGATGTATGCCTTGCGAACCTTGATGGTGGGTATGGCATATCAAAGAGGGATAAAATCTTCTGACTTCATCCCCATACCTCCCCCTGTTAAATGATGAATACAAGGCTCAGTATAAACCCCATATAAAATTTTACATAAGATACACCCATACTCGACTGCTTCCCCATATCTTCTTTTCATTTCTTTATTTGGTCTTTTTGCCATTATTTCTCCTAAAGTATTCAAAGCCATGCCAACCATTTAACTCAACAATAGAGTCATTAATAGGTTGTAAGTTGCACGTTAATTCTGCTGTCATGTCTTCTCCACGAAGACTAACCCCATTTTTATTTAAATCTGTATCGTAATCATAATCTGAAGAATCACTATCGGTTAATAATTTATCAGCTTTCTTTGGGAAAAAAACTCCACCATATTCTATGTTTAGATACTCACATTCATAAGGATCACAACATTCATCTACTAACCAAAAGAAATCCGACCTACTTGTATAGACAAATAATCCGACTAGCTCATAAGTTTCTCGAAACCTAACTATTGCTGTCAGCATTTAATTTCCTTTTTAATCTTTCCAAATTCATCTAACACAGCTAGACTTCTGAGTCTTCTCTTTTCCATTGTCTTAATAAACCTTTTATAAAACTTCATGGCTACTAATTGCATATCTGTTTCAACCCCTAAGTCTTTATATCTTTGGTTTCTAAAAGAATGTTCTTCAAGGTCGGCTTTCAACATATCAAGCCTTTCTTCATAGGTTTTACATTCGTATACCAAAGCCACCCAGAGGGAACTAAACCTTGATCTTTCTTCCCTCGTTGTCCTAAACCCAAACTTTCTATTAAAATTATCTGGAATATTACTTCTCATTATCTTCTTCCTCATCATCTTTATTTGGTTGAAAATCAATTAATTGTACTTTCATCCGGTCATCTTTATCTCTGTGTGGCATACCAAAATGCTCCCATAACTCGCCACACTCATCGCCATAAATATAACCCCATATAATTTTTCTTTTCACTTGTTTGCCCCCTTATTATCTTTCCTCAATCTTTTTATGTCTTTAGGGTTTAGAAAGTATTGCTTGATTCTCTTTTTGTTTGGCAGATCAACCCATTCATCTTGCACAGGAACTCCAGATTCTTTCAAATCCAGTATTCTCCTAGCTCCATACATGCTGAATATAGGTTTCTGGCTCATATCCAAGACTGTTAGTTTATTCCCCTTGAGTAAACTCTCATAAATCATCTGACCTTGACTAATTTTTTCTGTATTCATCTCGTTCCTCACTTATTAAATTTAATATGAATTGTGCAAATTTTGCTTTACCCAAAGATATAGCTTTTTCTTCTGTATCTTTGCTTATAGGGATATTTGTAACCCCAGCGTTGATTTTTATTTGTTCTAAACAGCTTCCCTCAATGCGATTAAGCATCTGCTGACTGGTTAATTTGTTTTCCATATGTACTCCAATGTTTACTTATGGTAATCGAGGTAAATGTTGTTTGTCAACTGTTTATTTCTGTTAGGAATAAGAATTATACATTTTGTGTTCTTGATTCTTTGAAGAATTTGTTGAACGAAACAAATCTGCTTGTATGTTAAAAATTCTTAGATTC